GAATGACTCTGCGGGTGGTGCAGTCATTAATGGACAAAGTGTAACTACTTCACTTGGAAATACATCTGTTTTTGCCGAATTAAGAACAGGTTGGAGTAGACAAACTTGGAGCTCTTTTGAGTGGAATACAGGACCTGATGCTTTCATTCCATTAACAGGGAGTCAAGTTAATTCAGCAAATGGTAATCCTACAGTTGTTGCATCTTCATTAAATAATATTACTGGTGAACAATTAAATATAAATGATGGTAGTTTTACTATTATAGGAAATTCATTAAATAATATTACTGGTGAAGAAATAACTACATCAGTTAATAATATTATAATAGGTGAAGGTACAAGTGCTTTAATATCTGGTCAACAATTATCAGTAAATCTTAATGCTGGTCTTGGTTGGAGTAGAGATGAATGGAGCGAGGGTGCGTGGAATGAAGATTTAACTGGAATAGTATCTGGTTCAGGTGTTGTATTTATAGAAGATGGACAAGAAATAACTTCAACTTTAAATAATGTAAGTGTTACTGGTAGTGCTCCTATAATAATTAGTGGAGAAGATTTAACTGTTTCTAAAGGAAATGTTACATTATCTACTAATAATATTATACCTATTAATGGTGAAGAATTAATATCAGCAACAGTTAATACTTTTGCTGTAGCTGCAGGTGGAGCTATAACTATAAATACTCCTACATTTGAAGCTAATGTAGAAGTATCAAATATTAATGTAGGTAGTGCTTCTTTTACCAGTATTACAGGTCAACAATTAGTAATTAATTTAGGAAATATTACAACAAGCTCTGAAAACTTTATTTCTATTACAGGAGAAGAATTAACAACAACAGTTAATACTATTACTTTAAGTACAGATCAAATATTAACACTTACTGGAAATGGAGTAACTATTAGCTCTACTAGTATAGTACCTAAATCTGAAAACTTTTTAACTATTGATGGAAATCAAGCTAATACAAACGTTACAACGCTTAAATTTTGGGATCCTATTACAGGAAATATTACTGAAACTTGGACTAATATTCACTAGACAAATGATGACAAATATATATTATTTACATTATTTAAAATATGGAGTATAAAAAATTATGCCATCAAGTTTTACATCGAGATTAAAATTAGAGAGACAAGCTTCTGGAGAAAACTCAGGAACTTGGGGAAATTTAGTAAATTATGTTTTAAACAGAATTGATGCATCTACTAAAGGTTATCAATCAGTAGATGTTGCAGGTGCTGTTAATGTTACTTTAACATCAAATAATTCTACAACTAACACTGATGATTCTACAACGGATGATCAAGTACATAATTCAGTATTAGAATTTACTGGTGCATTAACAGGTGATATTAATGTATTTACTGATGCAGTAGAAACAAATTACATTGTATTTAATAATACAACTGGTGCACAAACATTAACTTTTGGTCCAACTGGCGGAACTGGTGTAGTTTTAAAACAAGGCGCTAAAACTTTAGTTTATACTGACGGAACTACTATGGTTGATGTAATGGCTGATCTTGGTGATATAGCTATGACATCTGTAACTTCTTCAGGAAACGTTGCGGGAACAAATATAAACGGTTCAGCAATTATTTCAAGTGGAAATGTTGATGGTACAAATATAAATGGAACAGCAGTTATTTCAACTGGAAATGTTTCAGGAACTAATTTAGTTGCTACAGCTAATACAGTAGATATTCAAGGTTCTGCTCCTGCTATTACAGCAACAAATGGAACTAATACAGATTTAACATTAACGCCAAACGGTTATGGTTTAGTAACTTTCAATGGTGGTGGTAAAATTCAACAATTAGCTGAAAAAGTAAATACTTCAGCAACTGCTGCAACTGGTACAATTAATTTTGATGCAATTGATGGAGCTGTTCAAAATTTTACTTCTAATGCTTCTGCTAATTGGACATTTAATTTAAGAGGTAACTCTACTGTTACTTTAGATACTTTATTAGATGATGGTGAAAGTATAACAGTTGCACATATTGTTCCTCAAGGAGCAACTGCATATTATGCAAGTGCTGTTCAAATAGACGGATCATCAGTAACTCCAATATGGCAAGGAGGAGCACCTACAGAAGGAACAGCATCTAGCTCTGATGTTTATACTTACACTGCAATTAAAACTGCAGCTAATACTTACACTGTATTAGCTTCATTAACTGCATTTGAATAGAAAGGAGTTTAAATGCCAATTATAGGTTCGTTTTCAGCTGGATCAGCAGGAGGTTACGGTCAACGTAAAGGTGCTGCAAAAAATTACACTATGGAATATGTTCTTGTCGCTGGCGGAGGCGGTGGTGGTACCGATGACGGCGGTGGAGGCGGTGGCGGAGGCTACAGGTCTTCCGTACAAGGAGAAAATTCAGGTCGAGCAACTTCAGCATTAGCAGTAGTAACAATGGTTCCAGGAGACACTTACAGTGTAAGTGTTGGTGGAGCAGGTGGAGCAGGACAAGGAGATAATATAAGAGGCGGAAACGGCGGAACTACATCTCTTTCAGGTCCAGGAGTTTCTGTATCGTGTTCAGGCGGTGGAGGCGGCGGTTCTTGGAACCGAGGAGCAGGAAGCGGTGGATGCGGTGGTGGAACAGGAAGTAACGGAGGACGAGGTTCTTCGGCTGCTTCAGGTACAGTTAATCAAGGTTTTGATGGTTCAGGTTCAGGTAACGGCGGTACCGCTGGAGGCGGAGGCGGTGGTGGCGGAACTACTGGCCAAAGTGGAAACGGTGGATTCGGAATAACTTCAGCTATCACAGGAAGCTCAGTCGGAAGAGGCGGAGGCGGCGGAGGCGGCCAAGGTCAAGGAGGTGGTAGCGCAGGCGCAGGACGTGATGGAGGAGGAAGTGGTTCAAGTGGAACTGGAGGCTCTGGAAGCTCAAACACTGGCGGTGGAGGCGGTGGTGTACAAACAGATAACCGTAATGCAGGACCTGGTGGATCAGGAGTTGGAATTTTAAGAGTATTTACAAACGTATATACAGGAACTACAACAGGATCACCTAGTGTTTCAGAAAGTGGTGATTATACTATTTTAAGATTTAATGGATCAGGGAGTTATACAGCATAATGGCACATTTTGCAAAATTAGATAATAATAATATTGTAACTCAAATTGAAGTTATTGCAGACGAGGTCATTCTTGATGAAAACAATGTTGAACAAGAATCATTAGGAGTTGCTTTTTTAAGAAATCTTTATAACGAACCAGATGCTATATGGAAAAAAACTTCATATAATACTTGTGCTAATATATATTATACACCTGGAGGAAATTTTGAATCTTCTAATATAGATCCTGATCAAAGCAAAGCTTTTAGAGGAAACTATGCAAAAATAGATGGACATTACGATCCTGAAAATGATGTATTTTATGATGGCCAACCATATCCATCTTGGATTTTAGATACTTCTTCTTGGATTTGGGAAGCACCAACACCTCCTGGAAGAAAACCACAAGATGGTAATTCATATACTTGGAGCGAGGATAATTACAATACGGATCCTGCAACTGCTTGGGTTTTAAGCACTAATAGCTAATATTTGTTTTCTATTATAGGTTTATATAATAATACCTACATAAAGAATGATTATCAATATTTTTTCAATTCCGATATTTATTGGAAATATTAATGCTAGTAAAATTAAATTTGTTAAAAGTTTAAAAACAAAACCCACATGGTTGTCTAAAACTCCAAGCTCTTATAATATTGAAAAACCTGAAAATGTATTAGAAGAAAAATCAATAAAATATATATTAGAAACTTTTGCAAATGAATTAACTCAATATGTTACTGGCACATTTAATTTAAGTATTAGAAATATATGGAAAAATAATTATACAAAAAATGATTACCAAGAACCGCATATTCACGCAGGTTCTGATTTATCATTTATAATTTATAAAGATGTCGAAGAATCAAAAACAGTATTTTTAAACCCTGCAAAAAATATAATTGAATGTTTTAAAAATATGTGTTCTGATACTGTATCTATTTTTTCTAAAGAAACTTATAGACCAACTTTAAGGTCTAATCAATTTATAATGTTTCCAAGTTATTTAGAGCATATGGTAATTAAATCAAACAAACCGCAATCAACAATTGCGGGAAACCTAAGGATGATAAAAGATGAAAATAGAAAATGATTATTTAATGAAACCTATATTTGAGGATATTAGAAAAACTGTAATTGAGAACACATCTTTTCCTTGGTTTTTTAAAAGCGCATTAAATGAAAATCAAAAAAAAGAAGAATTAAACTCTTATCTTACTCATTCATTTTATTTAAATAATACTATAAATAGTGACTATTATAATCTTGTTTTACCTTTATTAAAAAAATTACAAGTAAAAGCTTTATTAAGAGTAGTTGCAAATTTCTATTATAAAACAGATAAAATTGTAGAACACGCTATGCATCAAGATTTTAAATTTCCACATAAAGGAGCTTTATATTCTTTAAACAGCTGTGATGGTGGAACTATTTTAGAAGACGGAACTAAAGTAAAATCTAAAGAAAATACTCTATTACATTTAGATACTTCAAAACTTCATGCTAGCACCAGTACTACTGATTCAAAAGGAAGATTTAATATTATAGTTAATTATTTTTAATGACTTTTAAACATTGTACTTTATTTGGAATGCCTGTATTTCAGGCAGAAATTAATCCTAAAATATATGATAAAAAAAGAATATTAAAAGATATAGAATATAATTATAAAATATCTAAACAGCGTGGTTCTGGTTATGGAAAATGGCATGACTCATATGAATGTTCTGACAAAAAATTTAAAAAAATTCAAAGCGATCAATTAGTAAAGATATATATTGAAAAAACAAAAACTTTTTGCAAAGATTATCTTAATATTAAAAAAGATTGTGTAATAAAAATAAATGTAACTAACTATACTTGTAATAAAGAGGATTCTTTTATGTCTCCTCATATGCATTTAGGATCTGATTTTTCTATAGTACACTATCTTCAAGTACCTGAAAAATCTTCTCCAATTAAATTTAGTAATCAAAATAATTTTGGTCAATATTTTAATTATCTTAGACCTGACTTATATGATATGGTAGATAGCCAAAGTTATCTAAATTCTTGGATGTTTGAACATTATTCTATATCACCACTACCAGATACAATGTTATTATTTCCAGCTGTAATGATGCATCAAGTACCTTATACAAAAGAAGTTATAAAAGATTCAAGAATAAGTATAGTGGCTAATGTAAATATTGAAAGAAATGATTAAATTATTTGATCACGCTGTAGATTTTAATACTCAGAAAAAAATATATAAAGAGTTAAGTAATTTAACTTATGAGCACGGTGAATCAGATTATGAAGGTGCTGAAATAATCGGGTTAAGTTGTGAGTTAAATAAAAACACTTTAAGTTTTAAAATATTAAATAATATTTTAAAAATGATTAAAGAGTTAGACGAATTAAATTTAGTAAGAACTTATGTAAATAAATTTGAACCTGAAGATAAACCTTTATTTCATATAGATAGTTTTGATAGTGGAATTACTGCTTTATATTATGCAAATGATAAAGAGGAAGATATAGATGAACTTGGAGGAACTCAATTTTATTTAAAAGACACTGAAGAAATAAAAGAAGTATTAAATATACCTGGTAGAATAATAATTTTTGATGGTGGAATTAGACATAGAGCTACCAGTTTTAGAAATAAAACACGTTATACTATTGCATTTAAATATGAAAAATAAAGAAATAAAACATTTAGTAATTGTTGGTGGTGGTTCTTCTGCTATGTTAGCTGCAGCTTATATAAAAGCTCATACTAATTATGATATTACAATGGTTGATAGACCTGACGGTAAACCTATAGGAGTTGGTGAAGCTACTATTTTAAATTTTGAACCATACATGCAAGCATGTGGATTTCCTTATCAAGAATGGTTTGATTATTGCGATGCTACTATTAAAACAGGTATTTTATTTTCTGGTTGGGGCAATAAAAAACATAGTCCTAATTTATGGCACCCATTTATAGAGGGTAGAAGTATGGAAGATTTTTATGATAATGATGAAAGAGGTTATCATATAGATTGTTTAAAATTAGCCAAATACATTGAAGAAAAATTAAAAGATAAAGTTAATTGGATAAAAGATAATGTAATTAAATTAAATGGAGATACTTTAATTTGTGAAAAGAAAAAAATAAAAGCTGACTTATTTATTGATTGTACAGGTTTTAGATCCATGCTGCAAAAAGAAAAAACAGTTAATCTAAGAGATAGATTAATTTGTGATACTGCAATAGCAGGTCCAGTTGAATACAAAGATGATTCAGAAAGATTACACTATACTACATGTCACGCTGTTTCATGTGGTTGGATTTGGAAAACTCCTGTAAGAAGTAGAATAGGAAGTGGTATTATATTTAATAGATCAATTACAAAACCTGAAGAAGCTAAAAAAATATTTTTAGAACATTGGGATAATAGACCTAAAATAGCTAAAGAGATTAATTGGACTCCTTATTATAAAAATACTTTTTGGAAAAATAACGTAGTAAGAATTGGATTGGCGGGTGGATTTATTGAACCTTTAGAAAGTACAGGTTTAGCTTTAGCTATGGAAGGAGCTTATCAATTAGTGGCAACTACTAGAGATAATAATTACAATGAAAATTCTATAAATTTATATAATAGTGTTATTAAACATTTTTATGAAGATGCAATTAATTTTATATCTCTTCATTATAATTTAAATAACAGAAAAGAAAAATTTTGGAAAGAAGCTAAAAAATTAGCTATATCAAATGCGCAAAAATATTATGCTAAAATGAATAATCCTAAACAATATCCTCATTCTCATTATAGTTTTTTTAACCAACCTAATTGGTTGTGTTTATTAGATCAACTTAAATGAAGTTTTTAGATCATCTAAAAGATATTACTTTTGCTACAGATATACAAAAACAAAAAGAATTATGGGATGTAGAAGGTGTTTTAAAAAGAAGGTCTAATCAAAGATTTAAATTTGATTTAAGACCTTTAATTAATTTAGAGAAAAAAAGCCATACTAAAACTAAAGCAGATAAAATAGTTATAGATATAGATAATAAATGGATTATTATAGATACCAAAGAATTACATCAATATTTAAAAACAAATAATATTAAAAAAGTATATATAGAAGATTTAATATCTAAGCTAGATTGGACTATAATGATTAAAAAATAGCACTATATTTTTACAATTTTTGTTATATAATTCAAAAATTATGCCATTAACACAATTAAATTTTCAACCTGGATTAGACACTGAAAACACCGAAACAGGTGCGGAAGGTAGATGGACAGATTGTGATAAGATTAGATTTAGAAAAGGTTTACCTCAAAAATTAGGTGGATGGACTAAATTTAGTCAAGATTATTATGTAGGAAGACCAGCAGCATTAGCTTCTTGGATTAGTTTAGATGGCACACGTTTTCAATCATTTGGCGGAGATAGAAAAGTTTATGCTTATCAAGGTGGTACTAATCAAGATATTACACCTATTAGACAATCTAATACTTTAACATCTGTATTTACTACAACTGACACTAGCTCTAATGTAATAGTAAATCATTTAAATCATGGAGCAATTTTAGGTGCTTTTGTAACTATATCTAATGTATCAGCAAATGTAGGCGGAATTACAACTACAGATTTAGAAAATGAATTTGAAATAGTTTCTGTAAATAATACGAATGCTTATACTATTACTACTCCTGGTACAGCTACTTCTACAGTAACTGATTCAGCTAATGCTGATATATCATATCAATTAAATCCTGGTCCATCAGTTCAAACTTTTGGATATGGTTGGTCAGCTGGTACATATTCAGCAGAAGCATGGAATGAACCACGTTCAAGCACAGAAGCTATACTAGATATGAGACAATGGTCTTTAAATAATTGGGGAGAAGATTTAATTTTAACTCAAAGAGATGGAGCTACTTATGAGTGGGATAAAACAGGAGGTATGTCTGATAATAGAGCAACGCATATTGCTAATGCTCCTACTTCATCTACATTATCATTAGTATCTACTGAAACTAGACATTTAATTTGTATGGGAACAGAAAATATTATAGGTACACCTAGTACACAAGATAAATTATTAATAAGATGGTCAGATCAAGAAAATTATAATTTTTGGACTCCTAATGCAACTAACTCGGCGGGTTCACAAAGAATTGCTGGAGGTAGCGAAATAAGAACAGCTAAATCTGCAAAAGGAACTATTTTAGTATGGACAGATACAACACTTCAGTCAATGTCTTTTATAGGTCCACCTTTTATATTCGGTTTTCGTCAACTTGGTAATGATTGTGGTGCTGTTGGATTAAATAGTGCAATCGTAATAGATGACGTTGCATATTGGATGTCTGATGGACAATTCTTTAGATTTGCAGGTGCTGTCCAAGAAATACCTTGTCCTATATTAAATCATGTATTTGATGATATAAATAAAACTCAATATGCTCAAGTTTATGCTGGTCAAACTTCTGATTTCTCAGAAGTAATTTGGTACTACTGTTCAGCTTCATCTGATTTTATAGATAGATATGTAATTTATAATCATTTAGAAAATAGCTGGTATTTTGGTAATTTATCAAGAAGCACATATATAGATAATGGAGTAGAAAATAATCCTTTAGCTACACAGTATTTACCTAATTCTACTGCTAATACTTATTCAACTATATATGGTCTCACTGCTGGACGAAGTTTAATCTATCGTCATGAAGATGGTGTTGACGCTGATGGAACAGCGATCACTGCTTATATAGAATCAGGCGATGGTGACATTGCTGATGGAGAACAATTTACTTTTATAAATAAAGTCATACCTGATTTTAAAAATCAAACAGGTAATGCGACTATTACTTTATCAGTAAGAGATTATCCTAATAGTCCTCAAACTACAGGAGAAGTTATTACAGTGTCAAATACGACAGCTTTTTATAATTCTAGAATACGAGGTAGACAATCTTCTATTAAAATAGAAAGTGACGAATTAGGTAGTAATTGGCGATTTGGTACATTAAGAATCAATGTAAGACCAGATGGAAAAAGATAAATATAAAATAAGATTAGCTCGTATAGATGACGCTGTAAAAGTAAGAGAATTACTTAAAACTTGGCTTGTAGAAGCTCCATTTAACTTTGGAAACACTAATAATAAAAAAGCTCTTGAAAATATAGTATTTTACATTAAGAATAGTTTTGTTATAGTAATAGAATATGAAAATAATATTGTAGGAACTATGGCTGCTACAATAGACGAAACTTGGTATAGTGATAAAA